ACTGCTCATAGGGGATATCCCCGATCAGCTCATACCAGATATCCATGGATGCCGCACTCTTTGTTATCTGGTTCCTGCCATAATACTCTTCCATGGCAGCTGCCAGTGCTGCGAATTCCCTCTTATCCATTCTCTGCCCACCTCCTGAGCCGTTCTGCCTTATCATCGGTTGCCCTTGCCGCTGTCTTTCCTGACTGCGACTGCATGTAAAGAGTTTCAAACTTTTCCCGGAATTTCTTGGTACTCCGGATATTCGCCTTCCAGAACTGGTTTGTGACCGCATACTCCAATGCGGTGCGGATCTGCTCCTCTGTCCGATGGTCAATGCGGAGCATCCGTTCAATGTGGACACACCACTGGGACCTTTCTTCGTCGGTTGCCGGAACCCTGGCTCCCGGGAATCCTTCCAGACAGGAATGGATCAGGGTATTGACACAGAGCATCTCAAAAGAATCCGGTGAAAACAGGGTTGCTGCTCCTGCTGCAACGCCACTCTCTTTATTTACTTTTATTTCTTTTTCTTTACTTTTCTTTTCTTTACTTTTCTTTATGTCATTTTTCCGGGAAGTATCGTTATTCTTCCGGGAATTATCCTCATTTTTCCGGGAAGAATGAAAAGAAGGGTTCACTTTAATAAAGGGTTCCGTTTCATCCGCTTCCAAAAGCCAGAAACCCTTTATTACCACCGGTGTCTTTTTGGCGCGTTCCTTAACTGCCAGCTGATACCGTCTCTGTATTCCGGGTGAGGTGAGGATAGTGTCCGACTTGAAAAGTGTGCTGTCCAGTAGTGACCGTTCAAGCAAGAATGTCAGCACCTGCTCTATGAACCCATCTGTGAGATTCAGGTCTGCTGCCAGGATGAACTTAAAATCATCGTTCCATTCCATGTAGTAGCCTTTTTTGTAGATCTCGCAGAGTAAATAGATATATACCGCGATCCCGTTATTGCCAAACCTGGCGCGCAGGATCCGGATCTTATTATCCGTGAAAAAATCGACATCAAGAGGAAAGTAACTAAGACCTGGCTTCTGCTGTCTTGGCATGTCCCTTCCCTTCCGTTATCTGCTGTCCAGCCTCCCACTCTTTGAAGAGCTGGATCCAGTCTTCTAATCTCATAGTGACCAGCCATTCTGACCGGTCCCTGCGGTGGAATACACACGGCTTCTCTCCGGTCCTGGTGTCCCTTTTTGACTGTTCCATGGCTTCCTGGAGGTTGAGCCGTTCCACTCTCTTACATTCTATATGGATGCCTGGGAGACCGATCACATCCGCGTCACCGCTGATCCCGCAGAACTGCTGCCCTCTGCGGCAGTCATAGCCGTGATCTCTTAACTTTCCGGCCAGTTCTCGTTCTCCGCGTTTTCCTTTTTCCCGTTGTGACTTTCCCATAACGATCCTCATCTTTCTTTTAAAAGGGGCGGCGGTCAGAGAATTGGGTTCATGCTCCGCCCCTTCAGGTACAACACCTCTGGTCATTTAATATCGTGACATATAAAACTGACCTTCAAGGTAATAAAACAAGCTTTTTCAAACACAACGGATTATCCGATGATAGTAATGCGGTTTCTGAGTTCCATATCCTGTTCTGACAGGACTAACTCCAGATAATCTTTGATCTTTCTTACTGCTTCTGTCTTCCAGATGCCGCCCTCTGCTTCCACCAGTTTAAATTCCGGCGTTCCTCTGTCTCCGATACGGAACACAAACTGACTGATCGGCTGTTCAACTTCCTGGAAGGTACGGTAAGGTCTTAACTGGACTGGGTTTGGAACGATCGCGTCTGCCTTGGCCGCCACACCCACAGTCATAGTTGCCACCTGGGTACAACCGTCATCGGAATAGGTCTGTTCATTCTTTCTTTCAATATTTCCGGCAAGCAGGAGCACTGCATCCAGATCCGCTGTTTTTGCAAAGTTAGCCTGCAGGCTGATCATAAAGTTTTCCTGGTCGTACCACTGGTCAAAGTGGAAGCCGGAAACCTGGGCATCTGTTTCAAACAGGACCTCTCTTTTACGTTCCCCATCCAGGGCAGACATCAGCCTGACTTTTGTAGGACTTACTACATGGATGATCATCCTTCTGCCTTCCGTAAACTCTTCCCTGCAGTTTACGATGTAATCTGCCAGTGCTGAAAGCGTAGTAGCCTTTACAGGCTCCGCATAATTGGCGGTATCATATCTTCTCAGTGTCTTGTTGGCATATGTATGGCCGCAGATCTCCATCACTTCTGTTTTCTCATTTTCCCTGGCAAGATCTTCCACATGCTCCAGGGCATCTTTTAAACCTTCTAACATCGATCATCTCTCCTTTACTCATTTATCTTTTTTATCATGCCTGCTGTCTTCTTAAGTCGATCGGCCCGTTCCTTCTGTCCTCAAAGATCTCACCGGTCTCCGGATCCACCCTTCTGCCGGGGCTGACCTCTTCATAAGCAGCTGCAGGGATCTCCTGTACCGGAGCAACCTGTGGAAGCCTGCTTCCCGGCTCTGACATATCAATACGGCCCGTACTGGAGTCCTGTCCCACCAGGAACATGGTCTCCGCTTTCTTAAATCCGGCCAGTTTCGGCTTCACGTTATACTCTACCTTCAGGTTCCCACGCCCGGCCGGTTTGAACTTGATATTGATCGTCATTTCCCTGGCAGCTTCCGGATCCATGTTCGGATCCAGGATGTTCCTTCCGATCTGTCTCAGGGCCATGTTGAACTTCTCCTGCAGCCCGCCATTGCCAATGCTATCAAATGTTATCGCCATGCCTTGATCACCTCCTTTCTATCATGCTTTCTAATTGAAAAAGTCATCAGCTGCATCCATCTGTGGCTGTGGCATTGAAGGAACAGGCTGCTGCACATCTGCTTTTTCTTCAATGACCGGCTGTGTCTGTGGATCGATCACATCTCCTGCGGCATACTCCGGTTCTGCAGCTCCCATCTCTTCTGCTACATACATGCCTGCAAATGACTGTGGAAAAGCTTCCCTTAATGCCTGTACCGCTGCAACCTTACGGATCATAGTCGCGGGTTTCTTGGACCACTGGGAATTAAGACTTCCGTCTTTCTTCTTTCCTGCGTATTCATCAAAAGAAACTTCCATGCGGAAGCTGTGGCTTCTGTCCTTGCGGAATACTTCTGCATAGCCTCCCACTAATGTTTCACCGGGAAGCTTCAACGTTCCCTGTCTGTAACTGATCTCACCTGTTTCTTCATTCTGGACGATGATGCCTGCTTCCATGCCGTCATAGCTTGCATGTGCCTCTGCCCTCTTGAAATATGCGTCCTTTCCAACTACCAGAGTAGCAGGCTCATTTCCATACTTGATGCAGTACGCTTCACGAAGCCATGGATTAAGACCGGTAAAGCGGCACAGATTAATAAACATTGCTACTTCCTGATCAGATACTCTGTCCTTATCCCCACTGATCAGATAATTCTTTACTGTTCCAGGAGTAAGCGTTACCTGCATACCGTTTGCCATATACTTTGTAGTCTCTACCTTTTGTACCGGCTTATTAACCAACTTATTTGCTACTGCCATTTCTATATCCTCCTCTTACTGTTTTGGAACCGGTTCAAACCGGATGCTATTTTCTTTTAAAAATCCTTTTAACTTCATCAGCTGCTCCCTGGTGGCATAGACCCTAAAATCGATCACATTGACCGGCTCTTCCACAGTCTCCATTTTTGGCTCTTCTGTCTTAACCGGTTCTGCTGGAGCTGCCTGTACCGGCTCCTGTCTTCCGGCTGCCATTACCTTCTCAGCTGCAGCTTTCCGCTGTGCCTCCTGCTCTGCCTTTCTTCTTGCCAGATCTTCCTGATACAGCCTGCGGTTCTGTTCCTCTGCTTCCAGCTGGTTCCTTTTCGCCATGGCAGCACCAATATCATAAGTCTCTAAAAAGACTTTCTTCATATCACCGGCATAAGGGCTGTCCACTTCATTTAAGATAGCCAGGCCCTCATCTACCTTCTGGATCAGCGCCAGGATCTCTTCCTTAATGGATTTCATGGAAGTAGAAACAAGGGAATATCTTGGCTGCATCACACGTTCAAACGGAAGATACTTGCCAATGTCATGGATGTTATCCTCATAGAACTCTCTGACCTTGGTTGTCTTTTCCTCACGCAGGCGCTCTTCATAGCCTTTGACCTGGCCGTCAATGTTATCGATCGCTTTTTTGATAATTGCTGTAAGATCATCAACTTCTAAACGGAAGGTCTCATAAGGCTCCATAACCTTTTTGCGTACTCTGGATTTCTCTGCTTCCAACGCATCTTTAAACTTATTTAACTTTATTCTGTCTTCTTTAGCCTTTTTGATCATGTCATCTGTATAAACAGATGCTGCATATTCCGCAGAAATAGGCTCTATATAGCTTTTAAGCTCTTCATAATTCCACTCGATCCGCTTTAAGAAGCTGTCTTCCGGGTTATAAACTTTCAATTCCAACATGTCTGTTCTCCTTTTTACTGTAATGGTGGAAGGACTCTGTTTGGGCTTGTCCCTGTAACTACACAGTTCCAAAGCCTGCGTTCTGCATCTACCAGAAAACAGATATCATCTTCCACCTCTTCGCGCTCTATAAATCGTTCTATCGTTTCAAGGCGCATTTCTTCTCCATACCAGCTCTTCAGCTGGGCTTTTAATACTACAAAGTCATATTCTGTTACCGCCAGATAATGAAGGACTTGGCAGTAATAGTTATCCGGGATCCCTTTTCTCCATTTCTCCCACTGGGAAGACCGCAGGATATTGGATGTTTTGATCTCCAGGATCCCATGTCGTCCGGTACTGTCCAGAAGTTCTCCATCCAGAGAAGCGTGCATCCAGGGATATTTTGAATTGATAAACATGTTATTTTCATCATAGGAAACTTTGTATTCCGGATGATCCAGTACAAACAATGCTCTGAGATACTTCTCCGCCTCAGTTCCATACTGGACGTAATCTTTATCAGAAATATCTTCCGGAAGCACCAGTCCAACCTTTTCTTCCCATAACTGCACGTTGTTCTTATATGGATTTCTTCCAACACAGGCAGCCGCATCCGAACCGCCTATATGGTTCTTTCTTCCCTGCAGCCACTCTTCCCGGCTGTTAAACAGCTTTTTAGTCACCATTCGTAAGCCTTTCTAACATCTTTGCTTTGCAGCTTTCCCCAACTTTTTCCATAAAAGTTGTCAACATAGCAATTGCATGATAATCGTCTTCTGCAAGAGTATTAATCGCATCTACCGTAGCATCTGCTAAACCTTGAATCATCGCAGAACTTCTTAATCCTTTGCCACCCATTACAGCTAACTGAATCTGCTGCTCTTCTTTCTTGGAACCCAAACCGATTGCCACAACCAGTTCACAGTCTTCAATTTTTCTTACTCTTCCGTCATCCAGTGTAATCTTCGTTTTTACCATCTTGCTTTTCTCCTTCTCCCTCCGTATAATGAGGGTGTACAATTTTTTCTTTTGGACCTATCGCAGTTGCCGCTGCCTGGGTCCTTTTTTATGTAATCTCTGCATGCCTGTAAGCGGCTTCTTTCCATACACCGATTCTTCTTGATGCAAGTACCGCACTGGTCTTTCCACACAGCCATCACAGCACCTGGACCACAAGCGCAGCCCCAAGCATCATGAAGACTATCACCCACATGCCACCGACTATAAATGTCTCCGTGATGCCTACCCAGTCCACAGTTTTCTTCTTTGGCCTGGTTGCCTGCACTGCCACATAAGACAGCTCCATGCCTGTCCGGCCGTCATAGTTCTTAATCTTTGCCATTCTAATCACCTCCTACATCAAAATAAACTCTTTAATTTCCTTACTGGTTAGTGACCTTCCCAGAACAATGCTAGCTGCCTGTACCGGCGTTAATTTCAGGGTTTTGGAGAGCGTCCACAATTCTTCCAGCGTATAGTTTCTGGGATCTTCGCGCCGATTTTGCACCGTACGCTTTGTAACCCCCATCTTAACGGCCATTTGATCTTCACTCACGTTATATAATGCCATGTTGCCATTGATACATGCGCGAACCACTCTACTGGATTCTTCAGATGAACTAACTTTCAATCTCGGCATTTACCTCACCTCCTACTCCAACAGCTTCTCAATGGGTAAATGAGAACCGTTAATATACTTGTTTTCCTTATCTCCCTAGTGATATACTTTCCATACAGGCGTTGCAGCGCCGAGTACAAAAGGAAGGAGAAATTACCCATGGATTTCAAAATCAAAATAAAATGTCATAAGTGCATGTGCAAATTTGAACTTCGACCTGAATCAATCAATTGCACTAAAATTATTTGTCCTAATTGCACTTCCGAAGTTAAACCCGAATATTCTGCACATATATTAAACGGAATAAGAGAACTTAGTCTTGTCCCAGAAAGCTATTCCGACGATGATGAACTCATTTATCCGCAAACAGGTTTTTCTTTTGAAGTACAACACTATTCATCGATACAAGGACTTAAAGAATAGGGAACATCATTTAATGCTTCTAAAGTAATATCAAAAACTTTTTTCGCCTGGTTATATGACAGCCCGCTGCTAATAACCAGGTCACCTATTTTATTAGATATCTGAATCAACTTTTGATTTGAAATTTGTTCTTTTAC